CGACCTCCAGATCCCCCGGATGGGTAGCGACGCGCCCCGCCCAACCAACCGTGTGCCCATCGCTGAGACACGGCATGTCGAGCATCGCAGCAGGCACACAGTTTCGTAGGACGGCGACGCGGCCGTGTGCCCCATAGCGCTCCGCGAGAGCAGGCGTAGAAACCGTCACAAGGTCCGCGAGCTGGCAGCACCGCGACGTGAAACGATGATGAATCTCGGGGTGAACATGCCCCGCATGCAACGCAGCAGACGAGTTCTCCGGATGGACCGCACGCAGATCATCGTCAAGGTCCACGACGACCGCGACGCCCTGCGCTTGAAACTGTTCGATGAACATCACCTGATCGCTATGCGCCGGCCGCTGAAAGACTACGACGTCGGCGTCCACGGGCTCCACTACACGCCGAAATGGCTCCCTCGGGTTCCGCCGCGAATAGCGCGCCATGAGCTGCGCCACAGGCTTGCACTCCCCCTCAACACCGGACACCCGTAGCGGCTGCTGACAGCGCACATACCCGCAGCCACTCAGGTCCGTCGGCAACAACAGGACTCTCATCCCCAGCCGCCCCATCCCCAGCCGCGCCCACGCCGGTTCTGAAACTGGCGTAGCCGGAACATCGAGCCTTCCCGATCCGGGTTCGATGCCTGCGCCCGCTTTTCCGAACGGCTAATCCCACCCGCGAACGGGGCGTGAAGTTCCTGGGCACGCAACCGCAGCTCCTTCGCACGTTCCGAATATTGCTCTGCACGCTTAGTCGAACCGATCTTCAACGTCCCCGACTGCCGGTCCGCCAACGCCGCGAACCTGCGTGCGAGCGCTTCCATGCAGTGCGCCGCCGCTTCCAGCACTTCGCTCTGGGTAGAGCTCTCTGGGCTGTTGACACCTTCGATCGTCAGGGCATAAACGATCTCTTCGTCCTGGAGTAGTTGCGCGGCTTCGTTGGTGTCTTGAATCTCGAAACGCACCGCGTTGAGAGTGGAGGACCCCGGATCGCTGTTATATGACCACATAGCTTTGGACCCCCTCCTGGCGAACCGTCATTCCGAGGGCACCGGGATCGGCGATACGGACGCGAGGACGGGCAGCGCCTTGACGTACGGTGACGGGCTGACCGCCACGGCGAGCCACTGGCCCGCTTCGTCGAACGCCGCGAAGACGACCGCTTCATACGTGTTCCCTTCGGTTTTCGGAAGGGTCACCGGACCGATGGGTTCCCTGGTGGGGCTCGACAGTCGGGCAGCCGGAGGGTAGATCGTGGCTGTCAGCTCGGCGGGTTCTACCGGGGCGCCGGTCTTGCTGTTCGTCGCCTTGACTTCTATCTCCCACGGATCGCCGACATAAAGGGTCTGGTTCATCGCGCCTCCGGTTCCAAGACGGTCGGGGTACGCGATACCCCAACAAGATCAACAGGGCTACGAGACACAGACGCGAGAACGCTCGGCGCACGACTCGCCCCCCCGAGCGCAGTGGGGGACCGCGACAGGAACACCAGCGTCGTCGGGCTACGACTCACGGCCACCAGCAGCGTCGGGTACCGCTCCAGTAGCAGACCCAGAAGCGCCGCCGAGACAGCCGTAGCCAGCTCAACTGGTATCAGGATGCGCGTGCTGAACGTCAAGGCCGTGGCGCTGGTCGCAGACGCGGGCGTGAGCAGCAGATCGACCCCACCCGAAGGCGCGAGGAACGAGAACACCCCCGCGCTCACCCCAGACGCAGGCAGCACCACGACCCGAATCTCCACAGAGAGGCCCATCGCGGCCCCGCTAACACCCGTCGCGGACCCCACCGGCACCTGGGTAGCCACAGACAGCGCCAAAGCCGCCAGCGAGCCCGCAGAGGCCGCCTGAAGCACAATCCTGGTAGGAGCACCCAACGCCAACACCGCAAGAGAGACAGCCGACGCAGACGAAACCAAGATCCCTGCCGGGGCAGCGAGCGCGAGAACCCCCGCACTCTGCGCCACAGCCGCCACCAGAAGCAAGCCCGTCGGGGCACCCAACACCATCTGGGCCGAACTGCCACCAAACGCAGCCTGCGGAACGACCCCGGTCAACGCGTGGAGCTGCATCACGCCTTCGCTCAACGCCACAGCAGACACCGGAGCGATCCGTGGGGGAGCGGACAACGCAAGCACACCGGACGATGCGCCAGAAGCCGCCGACACGGGTACCGCGGTCAGTGCGTTCAACGCGAGCGTGCCCGAGGACACGCCACTCCCCGGTTCGGGAGCGACACCCGTGGCCGCCTGCAACGCCAACACCCCCGACGAAGCCGCAGAGCCAGCAGCCACCGGGACCTGCGTCAACGCGTTCACCGCCAAGCTCCCCGCCGACACCCCCGAAGCAACAGCGACCGGGATCACCGCAGGAGCATTCAGCCCCATCGACCCGGAAGACACGCCGCTCGCGGCCTGCAGCGGAATCTGGGTGCGAGTCGATTCGATTTCAAGTTCTAGATACAGCGTGAAAACATTGCTGAATTTGCCGGACACTTTTTTCGCGTCTTCCACAAAGTACGGTGACGATTCGGCGTTTTCGATGGATTTCGGGGCTTCTTCGATACCTTTCCGCTGGGTCGAGGTCAGCACCACGGAGAACCATTCAGCTTTTTCGACCACCGCACCTGTGATTTTCAGGGAGACAGTGCCGCCCGCCCCACCTATTTCCCACGTTATGAGAATGTCGGCAGCCAGCGATGGGGTTGCCGCGAACGCCCAGATCCTCGCAGCAATGACCTCTTCGCCCGGTAGCAGCGCCGTCGTCTGGTGCAGGAACGACGAGACGGACGGAGACGCTTCCGACTTGATCCCCGTCGCAGTAGCTGGCGTTTTGCCACCCGAGTTGCCGTGAAACGCTTCTTCCTTCGCTTCCGCGACAAGTTCTTTCCACTGTTCTTCCGCTGCGGCGCCCCCTCGTGGCACCCATTCGTGCTTGAGCGACTGCCCGCTCGGGTACAGATGAACCGTACGGGTCGAAGCCATCCCGCTATTTCAGCTTGATTTTCAGGGCGGCTGCTTCAACGTACGCCGGAGAATTCGCTTTACTGATCGTCGTTTCCGTACACGTCCCGCCGGCCACGTTCGTCCCGGCCGTCAACGCGGTCGAGATGCCCCACCCGATGATTTTCGCCCCGGCACCCGACCCGGTGATCGCAGCGAATTCTTCCTTCGCGGTGTTGTAGATTTCTGCTTCTTCGCCTTCGACGGCTTCGTGCAACGTGAGTTTCTTGCGGGCGTACCCTTCGTATTCCGTTGAGCCGGTGCCCGGCTCTGTGAATTCGGTGCCCGTCAGGCTGTATTTCCATTCGACGGTCAGCAACGCCAGGTAGCATTGCGTCGTCGGTTTGGTAAAGATCGTTTCGGCGACCCCGAACGCCCAAGACAGAGCGCCCGCTTTGACTTTTTTGCCGAGGCCATTCGCCCACCGGACGATCCCCTCGAAACGCTCCCGTGCCGGCAGCTCCGCGTCCACCGCGATCCCCCAGCCCCCGGCCGCATACGCCCCGGCGACGGCACGGCTCGGGTGCGCCAGCGCATACCGGAACAGGCCAGCCTTCATTCGCTCACGCATCAGCACTCACCCCCATCTCGGCATGGACACCCTCAGTCGCTGTCTGCGGCTTGATCTCGACAGGCCCCGGCACCACGTTCTCAGGGGCAGCCTCGGGACGGTGCAGCTCGTCGAACCCCGCCTGGGTCATGCGGTAGAAGCGCGTACCCGGCGCGTCGGGATCGAGCGGCACCGTTTCCTCTACGCTGACCCAGCCTCGTGCCTGCAGCCAGTCCAGGCACCGCTGGACCTCCTCGGCAGTCATCGGCCGTGACTGCGGCCGGTTCTCGGCTGCCGTGGTGCTCGCCTCAACCGCGATCAACGCGTGCGGGTTGCCCTGCATTTCGCTGACCATCTCATCGAAGCTATGCCTACGCGCCCGCACATGCCCCTCACGGGCCGCCTCAGCGTCCAGACGCGCCTCGTCCTCCTCCGAATACCACGCAGGCAGCGACGCGAGGACCCTGCGCAACAGCGGCTTCCCGCTCAACGTCTCCATACGGCTCCCTTCGATAGTGGCTAGGACTGGTGGCGCTCGCGCATAACGGCAGTCACGGGCTAGACGCCAAGAACCTCGGAGACCTTGCGGACGGGCAGCCCGAGCGACACAATTTCTTCGACGAGTTCTTTCACGTATTTTTCGTTGACAGTGTTCGGCGGTTCGGCGGCGGTGGCCATCGCGTGGATGAGGAAGATCGCCCAGCCGCCGTATTCCTTGGCTTCCTTGACCGACCAGCGCATTGAGCCCACTTCGGCGTTGTTACCGACGAGCGCGGTCGTTCCCATCCCGACGATGCGGAGTCGCCGGGGGTCTCCAGGAGGAACCGTCTCCGCGCCGTTGGACGCGGTGCAGCGTGCGGAGCTGAACAGCTGCGGAATGAAGGCAAGGAACTCCCGGTTGAACTGGCCGGAGGGAATCGCCCAATGGTTGGCGCCCGTGAGGCCGAGTTCGGCGAGGAGTTCCTGCGCGGCCTGCAGATCGTTGAGCACCACTTCTTCGGAGAATTCGGTCATGCCCGCCGCGGTGTTGGCGTTGTGTTCGGCAAGATCGCAATGCACGCACACGTCCCAGCCGATGGATTGGAGGTGCTGGATCTGTTCGAGCGTCAGCTTTTCGGCTTGCCCGATGCGGCTCATCGTGAGGTACAGGCTGGCCTTCCAGCCATGTTCCTCGAACAGCGGCCAGATCTTTTCCCACTGCGACCCGTAGTTGTCGTCGTGGGTGAAGGACACGACGCCTTCGGGGTAGGTGTCCGCGACGATCTCCACACCGCCGAACAGCAGCTGCGTTTCGCCCGCTTTGTTGTCTTCGAGGGTGATCCTGAAGTCCTGGATTTTTTCCCAGCTGAGTTCGCTTCCGAGGCGCCCAAGGAGACCCATCGCATTGCACGTGAAGGCGAACCATTCACCGGACTTGACGTACTTACGGGTTTCTTCAGTGGTCTGCGCGGTCGTGGGGGCCTGCTTGAACTGGCCTTTGAAGACGGTCGCCCCGGACCCCATGACGACGTCGAACGTGTTGAAGGTAGACGCGAATTCGGTCGGGATGTAGAACCAGAACCGCAGGTGCTTGCCCTTCAGGTTCAGTTCGGCGAGCCGGGTGAGTTCGACGCCGGCGCTCGCGCCCGCGCCCTTCGTGGCGAGGCGGATGCACTGCTTGCCGAGGCCGCCCATGCCCTCGCCGGTGTAGGCGAGGCTGCTCGTCGCCGCCTGGTATTCGAGGCTGAATTTCCATGCGTGCCCCGGTTCGAGAGTGCTGTTCGCGGGGTTTGCGAGCCGTGTCACCGTCTCAGGCAGAATCGGACGCCGCGCCATCGCAGGGATCGCAGGCTGCCACGCGGTCCCATTCCAGCGGAGCCCATTGCGGATCGCTGCTGGGCCACTGCTGGTGAGGAGATACGTGCGTTCACCCATCGCTTGCCTCCATCCCTGATCGGCCCCGCGGGTTCGGCGGCATCGGCCTACCCGCAAACGCCGCGTTAGGAGCGTGGCTAGCCGGGTTCGGCGGCATCGGCTGCCCGACAAAGCCAGCGTTAGAAGCACGGTTCGGCGGGGTGGCCGGCATCGGGCGACCGGTGAAGCCTCGGGCGAGGGACCGGCTCGCTGGCATCGGCGCCACCGGACGACCTGTGAAGTCCCGGCTAGGCGCGCACTGCGGCGGGTTCTCGGGCAGCATCCCCGGCCGTCTCGGTAGCCGTGGGCGCGCACTCCAAGGGGGACCGCTCGCAGGCCGAGAACGCCGGCCAGCAGGTCGCCGCTGACGCTCGCCCCAGCCCGGAAGACCCGCAGGCATCGGGGTCCCGACAAACCCAGCGCTCACGGCATGCTGCGGCGGGTTCTCCCGCAGCGGCTTCCCGACAAACTCGCCCCCGAGGCCGAACGGGCGTCGCGGGGCGACCATCACGAGCCTTCCCGACGCCGTAATTTCGATGTAGGCCCGCTGCCCGGGCGAAGCGACACCCGTGTCGAAGTATGCGCGGCCCAGTTCGTCCACTCCGAAACCCCAGTTATCCGCGAGGAGCGGCACCCCGTAAATGATCTGGTTCGCTAGCGGCCCGTCCGGGCTTTCAAGATAGAGCGCCATTCAGCCCCCTTCCCTGTTGTGCATGACCTGCACCACGACCAGCGATTCCGGCCAGTTCGTGTGAGGGTCAATTTCAGCGACCGGCGCAGCAGCAATCCTCGCCCACTTCAACACGACGTCTTCCCACTTCGAGGACCGCAGATCCTGTAGCGCGAGCATCGCTTCGTCCGCCAACGTGTCCGCCTCAAACAGCGTCGAGCCATAACACGTCACATCAAGGATCGCGTCCACTATCGGCAGGAAACTCTGCGACAGCATCTGCGACCCGCCAGCCCTAGCGATCACTACGGCCCGTTCGGGCATGTAGCTCTGTTCGCTGGTCGGCAGGCGCGGGTAGAAGACCCGCAGCCCTTCCTTGATGGTCCCTTCTGTGACGCCACCCAGCTTCTCGGTCAGGTAGGCAGCGACAGCGAGGCCGGGGTTAGCGGCACTCACCGCATCTCCTGAAACGCCTCGGCGACCCTATAGGGCAGCAGCGGAAACTGGACGAACGCCGCCGGCCTGAGATACGGGCGCGCCTGAGTCAGCGGCCCTTCGCCCGTAGAGGGCCTGTGGAGCGTGCTAAAGCCATGCGACCCCCCAGGAGGCAGAATCGTAAAGGACTGCCTCACACGCACCCCAGGAGCCGGCGCAGGACCCGGGATACTCCACCAGCCCCCCGACCCCGCGACACGCTCAAACGTCGTCGGGCCAATCCGGCTCGTCCCGATCTCAACATCCAACGCATACGGCGCAAGCGCACCAAACGACCCTTTCACGCTCAACCCGACACTATGCGCAGGCTCCAACACACCGATAGTCGCCTCAAGCAGACCCGTTCTACTGACCCAACGGTGGTCGTGCTTTGCCTGTGCGACAGCGGCGTGTAGCGTCCGGTCGATCCCGACGACACACGCGGCACGCACCCGCTCAAGAACCTCATCCCCGTTCCACTTGAACACGGCGGCCATTCAGTTCTCCTCGCCGCAGAGACGCGCAAGATCCCCGCGGCAGTCCTCAACGAAGTCTTTCAGCGCAAGATCGCACTCCTCGCTCGCGTACGCGTCAACAGCCTCCAGGAAAGCGACGAGACGCGCGAAGATCGGCATGTCGATGACAGAGACTTCGACGACCATCTCGGACGCACACATCATTCCGCCGCGGGCCTGGTCAGCTGCACATCAACATGGTCTTCCCACTGCTGCACACTCGACACCTGGAAAGGCCCATCCACAACCACCACGCCACCTTCGAGGATCGCGCCGAGATGGTCCCCATTCTGAATGTCCACGCCAGCTTCGAGCGTCAACACACCACCCGTATAGAAAATACGGGACTGCGGCTCCGCCCATTCCCGAGAGGTAGACCTACCCGACTGGGTGCGCCACCACGAAAACCGGCACGGCAACTCAGCCACAACCTCATATTCCGATTTGGCCTCCTGCCCATACAACCCCGGCGTAGCGACGTTGCGTTCGACCCGAGCGACCTGCGTCAACAAGACACCAAGGTCGAACGCCAAAGCCCCCTCGTCATAGCCCGTGGCCATGACGCTGCTACGCCACGACCTTCGAGAAGAAAATCCCGAGCGATTCGCTCGTCTTCTTCAAGTCATACGCGGTACGCATCGCATACCAGTTCGTCCACGCCGACTCCAGCCGACCCGAATACAACACGCCCGCTGTCGCACCGTCGATACCCGGCACGAGGTTCGTCCACGCGAACGTGTACCCCGCAGACGGCGTATCAATCGACGGGCCAGACGGCGCATAACACAACAGGGCGCTCTTCGGGTCCGCAATGAATTTCATGGTTTCCCCCGCACCCTCCTGCGCCGCGTTATACACCGCCCGTGCGACGAGGATCTTGTCGACCTCGAACGCGGCAGCCATCGCCCGCTTACCAACCAGCGCGGGTTCCTGCTGGGAGATGTACTTGATGCGTTCCACCAGTTCGTGGTTGTTACGCATCCCCGTGTACGTCTTCGCTCCCAACACGAGAATGTTCGGGCGCCGCCCCGTCTTTTCCTGCATTTCGTCCGCACGCTCACCGAAGAACAGGATCGGTTCCGTTTCCTTAGCGACCGCCACGTTCCCCGGCTGAGCGAACTGCGTGAATTTCTTGCCCGCTTCCGAAGCGGTACCCGACGTGCCTTCCCAGCTCGTTTCCCACTCGCCAGCCGCAAAGTATTCTTCCGCCCAGTTGCGGTCCAGCCGGATCAACGCACGTTCCGACAGGAATTCCGTGGCCCGTAGATCCGGGTACAACGGGTCATCCGCGTTCCGGGGGATACGGTCATCGAGACGGTGCTGGAGCGCTCGCTCTTCGCAAAGGAACGTCCCCGTTTCCGTGGTGTAGCTGTCGTACGCCGGCTCCTCCCCCATACCACGCACAGGGAAGTCATCGCGCATCCACGCTTCCCTCGGGAAAATGACGTAGTTATCCGACCGGTGCTCAGACGGCACAATCGGAAAAACCTGGGTCGCGATGAAATCCTCGCGCTCCTGGCGGTAGCGGATGGCGAAATTCGACATCCACCTATTGATGTGGACATTTGCGGGACCGATCTCTGGCATGGCCGTGATCCTTTCAGTTCAGGACTATGGCTAAGCCACGGTCACAGGGACGCAGGTGAGTGCTTCTACGACCACGCCAGCCACGCCCCCTTCGAGGGCCACGCCAATGATGATGCCGTTACTCGCTTTGATCGCCTTGCCTTCGCTGTTGCATTCAAGCTGGTTGCCGACCGCGACAACGCCGCCGAGAATCACCTTCTGGCGCTCCGAGCCGGCGACGATCGTGCCGTACGGGCGGATGCCTTCGTTGTATTCCGCTTCCGTGCCGTTTGGCTCGTAGAGGATGAAGGCGGCTTCCCCGGTGCTAGCGAGTTCGATCTTGCGTTCGCTCGTGAGCTTCACGAGATAAAACTCCTTCGCTGAAAGGTTCGTCGCCCACTGCAACGCGATGAAATTGTGGGGGTCAACATTTGACTTAGCCATGTCAGTTCTCCTTTACGCCCTAAGCGGCGTCGCGCTCACGCGCATAGGCGGCCTGGATGGCCGGATCTTTCGCGGCGCGACGCATCGCCTCCGCGCTGGACAGGGACGAATCAGCCTTCTGCAGCTCCTCCGCCTTGGACAGGATCTCCGGCAACCCCGCCGAGCTACGCGGCGGCTGCCCGCCCCGGCCAACCTCGCCGAACACAGCGGACTTGGAAAGCTGCTCGTTGATCGCGGTCTGTTCCCGCAGGTACTCGTCGTACTCGGCCTTCTCCAGCGTTTCGGAGAACTTCATCAGGCGCATACCGACAACCTCCGGGTCGCCGAGTTCCGGGAGCTCGCTCTTGGCAAGCTCAATGAACTCCGCTTTCACACGGGCGTCCCGCTCGGCCTTCGCCATCTCCGTCGCGGAGTCGGCCGCCTTGCGCAGCTCCGCGATCTCCTCGTCCGCCTTCTGGAGGCGTACACGCACAGCCTCGGGGAGATCCGCCTTCTCCAGGTCGTCCGGGTCATCCTCGACGGCCGGGGCCGGTTTCGCTTTGCCGCCACCCGCCTGCTTCTCCAGCTCGGCCTTCTCCAGCTCAAGCTGAGTCTTGTCCGCCTCCGCGGCCTCCGCCTTAGCGAGAGCGTCGTCACGGTCCTTCTCAGCCTTTGTGAGGGCTGCCTGCATCTCCTCGGGAGTCATATCGGCTCCTCCTTTCGCCGGCAGCGCCGGATCGTTAGGTGTGGTGCCCTCGCGCTTCCAAAGAAAGTGGCGCCTCGGCTCCGTGGGGTTACTAGGGTCGCGAACCGCCGCTCGGTCCACGTAGCTGTTGAAATCGACGCGCACGTCGTGAAGTCGAGCCATCCGCGTCACACTCCTTTCAGTCGGGTGTCCGGTAGCCAACGCCACCGATGGAGCCGCCGCCCTCGCCCTTCTCGACAAGAGCCCAGACATCAGGGTCCATGCACTTCGAGACGACGATCCAGGAGCCCTTAAGCACCTTGTGCTCGCGCCCCAGGGGATCTGTCACCTGGAAGTCGGTCGGGGCAAGGTAGGTCTCCACGGGGGTGATCTGCTCGCTCGGCGCCTCAGAGTGCTGAACGTCAGTCTTGCGGGACTCCACCATCCAGCGATGGGCGGTCTTCCGGATCTCCTCGACACCGATCCGATCACCCTGGCTATCAGGAACCTCGGGCTGGAGAAACACGGTGTAGACGAGATGCTCTTTGTCGTCCTTCCAGAGCGGGACCGGGGAGTCGTAAATGAACTCGCCCTCGGCCTTGTCCACCTTCTCGCCCTCCAGCGGGTTCGACGCGCCCAGCTCCTTCGCACGCCGCGCGATCAGGGCCTTCGCGGCGCCTGTGTCGCCGTGCCCGGAGCGTGCGAGCACTGCGGCGGGATGCAGGTCCGCCTGGCTCTCGATGGGATACGAGCCATCCGGCAACGCGTGACCTGCGGCGGCGAGCTTCTTGCGCTGCGCCGTATTGAAATCACGCTTGTAGATCGCCTCCTCAGCCTTGTAGAGCACGTCGTGCTGAGGGTCCGTGCGGGTCAGAAAGGACAAAGATGCCTCCTTCGCTTGATCGTGTGCTAGCCTCTCGCCCTACGTTCATGAAGCTCAATCCTGAGCAGAACACGAAAGGCAGGTAGACCATGAAGTGCGTACTACATCTCGACGGCCGCACCGAGTCGGGCGGATCACCGCTCATCATGCATAACGAGCGGCTCGCAGACCCGATGGACTCGTTCGTACAGGCACTCGGCGCGGTCACAAGCAAGCGCAAGAAGACACTGGAGGATCACGCCGAGATCGCCCACATCGAGTTCCTGGGCGGCCTCTACACCACACCCGCCCTCTCATGGCCGATGAACGGCACCGCCAAGGCAACGCCCGCGATCCCCGCATGGAACGTGCTGCGCTGCCTGCAAGACGGCGGTGCTCGGCAGAAGCGCGGGAAGGATGTGCCGCGTGGTATCTACCCGCTTGCGGAGTTCGCGACCCTCACGTTCGCCGGCCCGAATGACGCCGCGGGCCTGTGGAAGGACGGGGGCTTCGCGCTCCGCAAGTCCGTCGGAGTGCAGCGCTCAAGGACGATGCGTACACGCCCTATCTTCGCGGACTGGCAGGCCGAGCTGCCGATCGAGGTCGATGACACGATCTTCGACCAGCACATCCTCGGAGCGATCTGGCACGACGCCGGAATCTATGCGGGCCTGGGCGACATGAGGCCCGTCTACGGGCGCTTCGTCGGCACGCTAGCCGAGGTCCAGGCTACCAGCAAGGCGGGCAAGCGATGAGCGTTTACGAGCGTTTCGCCGCAGCCACCCGCCGTGTGGCGTCCCTGTCCTCCGTCGTGCGCAACCGCGCGGCAGAGGCGCAGCGAGCGGAGGTCCGTGGCGAGGAGGCGATTCTCGCTGAGCGCCTAGAGCCCATCGTCAGCCGCTTCGAGACGTTGGCCGACGAGATGGAGGCTGCCCTTCGATAGCTCCCCAAGGCCGGTCTTG